TGAGTTTAAATATGTATTTAGGAGAAGTACAAAGCCAAACTCAAAGCATGAACGCTGTATGTACCGCTACCATTCAAGGTATGGAACAAGCTATTCAGTCGATTGACGCTTTTGCAATTGATACTGTTCTACAAGGACAAACATATAGCAGTGCAAAATCATTTTTTATACAAACTTTTCGTCCTTTAGCACAAGGAATCATTTATTTATGTGAAGAATTAATTCGTCAGAATGATGCTTTTCCAAGTCAATTTCAATCAAAGGTAGCTTCAACTGATGTTATCGAACAAGAAATAAGAGAACAAATACAGGAAATCAATCAATCGATTGCAAGTATAGAAGCGGTAGATGTAGCTATGCCAATGCCTGGAATAGACGCAATTGTTGCAGTCTTAGTTGCGATGAGAAAAAAACTTGAAGAAAAACTAGAACATTTATATGAATTCAATTATACATCCAGTAATAACTATAGCACGGCCCTTCAACTAGCAGCTAGTATTGCTACTGGTCTTGCCGAAGCCCAAAGTGGAAAAGGCTTTAGTCCTGCAAGTGGCACGTTTAGTACACAAGGGTTGAATATGGAGTGGACGACTTCCATTCAGGCGATTGAAGAAGATAGGAAGCGTCAGGCCGACAATCTTTTAAATGGTAGTTCAATTGAAGAAGGAGCAATGTGTGGTCCATTAAATAGTGAGAAAAAAGATGAATCTTTACTAGATAAGTTTAAACATGGTGTCGAAGATATTTATGAAGGTGCTTGGGACTTTATACAAGGCGCTGGTAGTGCAGTAGCTGAAGACTATATTGGACTAACACCACCTGATAATGATAAATTAGAAAGCGAAGCAACTTATCAAGCTGGAAGATTTACTGGACATGTTATATCAACGGCAGGATCTATTGTAGAAATTTTTGAAGGTATTTCGGTCATAGGTGGGGCTAATTTCTTAACATTCGTCGCAGAAGTAGGAAGTGGTGGGTTAGCATCACCAATTGTTCTTCCATTAGATGCAGCTGCTACAGCGGCTGGTGTTGGTGCTGTTGTACATGGTGGATTGGTTTGGGATAAATCGATTCAAAATGCCAAGGATAGTCTTCAAAAATTCGAGTCTTCTTCGTCTTCTGGTGTTGGTAAAGGGGCAAGTAAAGCTGCAAAACCAGAAAAAATTATTAATGATTTAGATAATTACACATCAAAAAAATGGAATGTTGATGGAAACAAAATAATGTTTGATAAAAAAGGCATGAAACATGTTTTAGAAAGACATCATCCAGATTATTGGGATGGTTCAGTAAAAAAAGAACAATCATTTTTAAACAAAGATTTGTCAATATCCGATATACAAAATATAGCAGGAGAAGTTATCAGTAAGAATAGAGATACGATTATTTCTAAAGGAACAAAAGGTATGTATCAAATTGAGGGGAAAGTAGATGGAATAACATATATTGTTGGATTTAAAAATGGCAGAATAGGACAATTATATCCTAAATAGAAATCCGAGGAGACGTTAATATGATTAGTGTAAAATCATATATAAAAAATGATAAAATAATAACTTCATTAGATAATATTGAAAGTAACTTTCTTGAATATTTCATAGATTTTAATAATACGAAATGTTTAGAACTAGTTATTGATTTTGATTATATGGAAGGTGCAATAATAATAAACTATTACGGAAATACTATTTTAGGATTTAAAGAATGGGATATGATTGATCAGTTATGGTCATATTTCATAAATGCAATTGAAGAATTGTTTGAAAATAAAAACGATGTAAGTTTTTATTTTCCAGACCAACCTTTAGAGGTAAAAATGCAGGTTATTTCGCAAGAGCAAATTTTATTATCTATTGCAGGAGAAAAAACATGTTTTAATAAAGATGAATTATTATTAACTTTATTAAAAGGAGCAGAAAACTTTTTTGATATATTGAAAGAATGTCCTGATGAATACCTTGCAGAACAGAGTAATAATGAATTAAAGAGAATAGAAAAATTATTAAATAAATTGAACATTTAAATGAGAACATATTATTAAATACACTGTTTAAATTTAACACCTATAGTATGGTTAAAGTAGAGACTTGAAACACTAAAAGAAACTATAAACAGTAAAGAATAAAGTTGCAATTAACAAAGCCGACTCATATCAATTTGAGTCGGCTTTTACTATTACTTCACACTCACATACTTCTCACTAGCAGTAATATAAAATGTCTTCCCTTTAGAATTATGTACACAATATTGTGGAAAACCATTCACCATTACTTTTTTAACAATTGCAAATCCTAAGCCTGCATCTAATGTACCAGCAACATCTTTATCCTGCCAAGAAGGAGAATCATAGAAACGTAGGTTGTCCGCTTTAGACACAACACGTTTCCCTGCAATCGTATTAACTGACTCTTTCTTCTCAAACTTGATATAAAACGAGTTATTATATACCCACTGGTCTCCACCAAGATTTAACCATCCATCTTTCTCTCCCCATACTTGGTATGCTTCAGGTTTGTTTAATTGACGAATAACCGAATAATCTGTTCCTGGCCCCTTGCGAAGATTCACATTGTATCCTAAAACATACGCAATTCCTTCCACATTTGAAGTCGGCTCACCTGGATTAGAAGGTTTATTTGAAACTGATACATCACCATTATTATACGCGCGTCGCACGTCCGCTCTGAATTGAGATTCAGAAACGCCATGACTACGCAAATAATCTAGTGGATCTTCATGGTCTGTACCGCCAAGATACTTCGTTACATCATAGTGAGTCCATAAACTTTTTTCTACAGATAAACCATTATCTTTTAAAATTTTAGCTAGTAATCTAACATACTTTTCATAGGAACGTTTAAATTTTGTATAATCTGCTGTTTCACATAACTCTACATGTACAAATCGTTTGTTTGCTCCCGGCCCTGCGCCATAGGCAATGTATTTCGTATCAGCGATTTGGATTGTTTCGTCCCAATCTACTGCATAATGAACGAATGCTGAACGCCATGTACGAGACTCATATTTTTGAATGTTAATAGCTGGAGCTTCTGGCGTTGCTGTAGAATGTGCTACAACGCCCTCATAAGCACCTACACCGTTACGGTATGGTTGTTTCGGTAAATCTGGAATAATAAGCGTTCTATCCGCAAAAGCGCTTGTTGCAACGGATAAAGTTAAAATAACAGCAAAGACTACTGAAGAAATATGTTTTAATGTCTTTTTCATTTCACATCATCATCCTTTTTCATAATTTTTGTATGGTCAAATAATCCACTTGCTGATAGCCCAATGATGATTCCTTGAAATACATTTGTTTTGTTATCTCCGTCCAAAAATAAAACGCCTAGCACAATGCCAAGCGTTAAATTCAATAGCGGAACGTATTTTGTTTGTAATCCAATTGTTTTTACGATCTGTGAAAGACCAACTACAACAGCGATTATTACGCTAATTTCAATCATTACACGCCACCTCCTTTCAAGAAGAAGGTCAGTGCTGCGCCAATAAGACCACCAACAATAAGTCGTAAGATCCAAGTTGTATTTGCGCTAATTTTATCTAACTGTTTGTTGATATTAATAATGTCTTTTTCGTTACCTGTCGTTCGTATTTCTAAGCTTTTCACTTCTAATCTTATTTCCTTAATTTCTTGCTTAATTTCTTGAACATCACTTCTTACTTCTTGTAATCCTTCCACTTTGACCACCCCTTTTTAGGCAATAAAAAAAGACCAGCTTATGGCTGCTCTGGTTTCTTATCAATTAATTGTTGTAGTAATAATTCTTCTAACTTTGCAATTCTATCTTCTTGGCTATTTACTAAAACTTTTAACTCACTAAGTTGATTCTCAATGTAAGATTTCTCAAGTTTTTCTGCTTCAAGCTCTTGCTTTAACATCCCCATATCACATTGCATATTATCTGTTTTCCAGTCTAATTCTTGTACAGCTTGCATTGTAATAGAAACAGAACCATAAAGCGAGACTGCATCTTTCTCTCTTGTTGTAAACACTCCATCAGTATCTTCCGCAATCATACCGTAGTTTATAGGTAAAACATCAATTTCACCTGCATTGTATTTTTCTACATCAGAGATTAAATTATATTGTTTAATTCTTACACTATTAACTTTTTTCAGTGCTGAGAAAGGTAAGTCTTCGATGTTCGTTTTAACTTTCCGTGTAGACGTATTGATAAAATTCTTTGCATACACATTTGCATCACAACCAATGTTCCCCATTGTTTTTAAAACACCTAGCATCATGTTTGCCCAAGAAGTTCCTGTTCCATTTTTAATCTGTAGTCCGTCCCCAACATAGTCAGGATGTCTAGCCACTCTAAACATAAGCTGATTAGCAAACAGAAAATCTACATCCCCTTGATTATTTGGAGCTAAGTCTTTAATTATCAATGCAGGGAATGACTTGTTATCACTTGTATAAAAATTGAAGTAGCCACGCTTAGCGGTAAAGTAGATATCTTTATTAGCACTAAAGGTTATAAATCCTGTAGTACCACCCGTGGAACTAGCAGTAAGAGAAATATTACCGTTTGTATTAGTTAAACTCATATCGCCTACAGAGTTGATTTGCATTGCTCCGTCATAACGATAGAAGTTAATATAACTCGACTTTAAAATGTCATTTCCACTTCTACCAGTAGCAACACCAATGGAGGCAACTGAGTTAGTCCATTGGTTTCCTGAAATTGTAGTTTGGTCAAGCACTAATGAACCGTTAAGAGTTCCTGAACTTGCATAGTCATTTCCTAAGATTAAAGCGGACTGAATATTGCTATCTGAACGGTTAATAAATCCAAAGTACCCACGAGCTTGATTACTTCCGTATAATGTCATGTTCTGAGCGTTTAAACGGATTTGGTTTGCTCCTGAACCCTGAGGTGCAGTTTGAATAGTCACCCCTTGTAAGGTCTGAGCTTTTAAGTGCTTCGCTTCAATATAGCCATCAAGATAAATCTTGTTTGCCTGAATCAATACAGATTGAGCTGTTTGGTTGATTGTAGATGCTATGTTACCTTTTTCAACTCTTTGGTTAATCGCATCAGCCATTAATGATATTGAGCTTGAGTGAGATTCCACAATTGCCTTACTTCCAAATTGACCGTTTGCTTCTGTTTTCGTGTAAACATCTTTTGCTTCTGCTTTTAAATCAATACGGTTAGATTGCTGATTGATTGTAGTCTCCATAGCTGTTATCTTTTGGTTGTAATCAGAAGTGGCCACTTTCTTAGCAATCTCACCTACAAGTTGGTCATAGTTGGCGTAGTCTTTTGGATTTTCCATAAAAGTACTAGGAGTCTGCCCCTTTTGAAGTTGCGGTTGTGAAACCCAAAGTCTACCATTACGATTAATCGTTACAGCCCCTCGAACGGCATTATGGGCTGCATCAGGGGCGGGTAGAGTCGCAGAAACGAATACCCATGAGTTATTAACTAGTAAAGGTAATAGTTGTACAGATTTAGAAGCTACCCAAGTTCCACCATTGTAATAAGCTACTTCCATATAAGCTCCACCGTCTAATAAAGCTTTATTATCCGTGTAGAACCAAGCAGAAAATACATGGTCGCCTGAATTAGCTTGACTGGATGCAGGTTGATAGATACTAGTAGGTGTATTAGCTGTTAGTCCAGTAGTTTCTAATTTGACAGAGTTAAAGCCATCGTGGTTACGAGCTGACTCCGGTGTAGCTTTAAAGTTTGTACCGTTCGTCCATATACCCCATTTAGCGACGCTAGGAGTTCTAGATGTGATTACTCCTGTAGAAGCATTTATTACCCGCTCTTCAAATGCAGCATTAAATAGTAAGTTTGTGCTTCCTAATCCACCAACATAATCCTGCATCTGAGTATCAGATACTTTAAATTTAATTTGATTATTTAACTGCGTAATATCACTCGTGTTTTGTTGAATAATCTCTCCATGTTTCCCTTGTGTTTGGCTCAAAGAATTAATTGTTTGTTGATTGCTGTCTACTGTTTGTTTGATTTCGTTCGTTTGTTTAGTAGTAGCAATTTCAGATTGATTTAATCCCCAAGGAGTAGCGATTGCTCCTAATTCAACTTTCAGATTTTTAAAACGAATTTTCTTTCCTACTGATCCTGCCACTCTAGGAAACCTAATTCGTAACATCCATCCTGTTGTATTGCTAGATAGAGTCACTGTGTGACTTACACGAGTCCACATTTCTACAGAATTATGTTTCTTCAGTTGCGACTCATCCCATCCTCCTCTGTATTGAAAAAGAACTGTTTCTACTTCTGCTACCTCTGAGTTTAAATCAAGTGAGAATGTAAGAGTATCTCCTGCTTTGCCCCCTCTCATATTCGTTTGACTAGTAGCTCCCATTTGATAGTTTGCGTCCGTATAAGTCGCTCCGCAAGTAATATATGAGTAATCAGCATCGTAAGTGTAAATTATGTTATTTGTCTGTGTTACAGAATCATCTTTAAATTGTGGTCTCATGTTATTGGCAGAAGAATTAACTAAAATGTTTTCATTTCCGCTTTGTACAGATACCTCAAGTTTAGCTAACTTTTGGGAATTCTCGTCCACAGTGTTTTTTATCTCATTTGTTTTCTGAGTAAATTCTCCTGTTGTAGTTAATTCACTTGCGGGTGGCGTCCAATCCTCAATTAATTTGTTTCCTTCTATAATTTGCATGTACTTAATGTATGAAATCATATTTGATGTAGCTAACGAACCTGAGTATAAGAAAGGTGTAAACTCTGTTTCTACATCGGCGACAGTCTTAATTATGATAGCTACACGAGTCCATACTCCTGCCTTAATTGTGACACCTACTGGAGTAATGACTCTCTTTTCAGCTGTATGAGGGTTATCCTTTACCATAGTCCAACAGTGAAGCGGACTTGATTCACTCATTACATGGTCAAACGGGAGCTTAATCTCAGCAGAGAAGATATATTCTGTATTAGGTTTAAGTTTATAAGATACGGATTGCTTAGTGGTACCTTTTACTTTTAAACACTTAAAACCATCTTCTGTAGCTACTTCTAGTGTTGCACCTGTATTATTCGCTATCCATTTAGATGTAACTGAAAAGTTTCCTGAGTTATCAATTAGGTTGTTCCGTCCAATCTTCATGTTGTTAAATGTAGTTGTTAAGCTTGTAATTTTATTTATATTTCCTTCCGCTGTCTGTTTAGCAGTATTAGCCGTTTGTGTAACATTTGTCAGTTCATCACTAATAGTATCTACCTGCGTTTTCTCAGCTTTTTGGGTAATTGCTTCTGCATTCTGTTCAATCTCCGTTTTCATGTCAGCAAACTTCTTTATGTTTCCTTGTTTGTCAGTCTCATAGATCTGTTTACCTACAACGTTTTGATCAATATAATCCTTCGTGTAGACTCCAGATTTATCAGCTTTATCCTCTAATTGTTGATTTAACCAAGTCTTATCAGGCATATCTTTAACTGTCTCTTTTAAAGTGTTAATCTCATTTTCTGCATCCTTAATACTTTCCTGCAATGGCCCTGTATCCGGAACAACAGGTTCCCAAGTCGTACCTGTCCATATTTTCAAAATACCAGGCTTACCGCCACTAATATCACGCCATAACGTTTTATTTGGTTTAAGATTAGCTGTAGGTGGAGTAGCACTCTCTATGATATCCACAAGGTTTTGTTCTACATATTCGACGGTAGCTTCTGCTAAATCTTTCGCTTCCTTACTTTCTTTTTGTGCCTGATTAGCTTTATCTTTAGCGTCAATGATGTCTTGGTTTTGTTCAGTGACCTTGTCCTTTAATTGGTCAAATAACTCTTGTGGAACCTTGTCATACAATGAACTTAAAATCTTTTGATACAACCTACGTAATTCATCGTTTTGATCAACAATTTCACGATAATCACCAAACATATATTTATCTTGTTTAGGATCTTTAAATGATTCATCACCAGCAATAGCACGAGCTTCAAGATATAACTTAGGGGTAAACCCTTCATCTATAATTCGGATTGTATCTCCTTCGTTAATTAATTCGTGAGCTAATCCAAATAATCGACCGATACTTTGAGCATGAACTTCATAAGAAACAGAAGTGTTTACTAGTTTATTCATTTCCGTTTTCATGAGAGTCATAAGTCTCTGTGGAGACATATCCTCGTTTTCTGTTTGCGGAGTATAAAAAGCAAATTTATGTTTCCCTTTTTCATTCCATCGTTGATATGCTTCATCATCCACAAGATACGGAACGCCATTATTTATTTCTGAAATCGTAATGAATTCTCCATTATCTTTTTTTACGTAACCTAATAAAGCGGTACAAATGTTTTGAGAGTTTTCAATACGTTTAATCCCCAACAAATCCTTACCGACAGTTACTTCTTTTCTTGTATCTCGTCCCCTCTTCTTAACCATATCCACATAACGAACAACGATTTGAGAGCCGACAACTTCAGCACGGTATTGGATTTCTAATTCGAATGAAGCCGCAATCTTTTTTAGTAAATCCAATGGATTAGTGAATTCATCAATAGTTATTGAATGTGACCCGTCATGTTCTGTTTTACCTATTTCCCACTTCGTACCTTTTAGAGCTATTTCCATGCATTGTTTCAATGTTTTACTTTCAATTTTTTGTGGTTCAATAATTTCTGCTTTCGCAAGTTGAATCCATTCCCCTGATGCATAAACCACTAATGATTTATCATCAGAATCTTTTTCCGCTTCAGTAATAACATAAGGAACGATTCTACCCCCACGTACCTCTTTCAACACTAAATTTTGTTGTATAAGTGTCGCTGCATGGTCTGAATTCTCAAATACTCTAAACTCAAATGTATCTATATTATTTTTAATTTCCCAATGTCTCTTATCATCCCAATAATCTTTTGGTTGTATAGCTGAAACGATTTGACTCTTTTTAAAATCAACAACATGTAAAGTGCCACTTGGTGTCCTCATCTAAATCGCTCCCTATACGTTAATTCCGCTATTCCTACATTGGCTGGACGCACTATAATTTCATTTTGTCCCCGTTTTACAATAGGAAATGTACTAAATATGTCTTTCAGTGCTATCGCATTCGTACCGTTAATTGTTACAAGTGAACGTTCTGTATCTATTTGGATTTTGTCTCCTACATCAAAAATATAAGGCGTCTCATCTATTTCTAAAGTATTAATACGCCAGAATTTAACGTCCTTAATTTGACATACATTAACTGGATAGTAATCCCCGAAAGCTACACAACCAACAGCAATATACTTTGGTTCCTTGGTAGTATTCGGATTTCGATTACCTACGTCATACCATTCCATTACAAATGAAGCTCCATCTTGTTCTGTTCCCACAATATGTTTCGCACAATAAACTCTCCAGTGGTTTCCTCTACGTGCTAAAGCAAAATGTCCACTGAATTTATTGAAAGTATCAACATAATATCCAGTTTCATTTGATAAAAGTTGTTCATTATCTCCAGTTCCAACGGAAGAATGAGCCAAAGTGATTTCGTGACTCATATATTCATCGCTCATATCCACTTGACAGATAACGTTGTAATTAGCATCCAAGACCATCGCAATCGTTTTACCCATCTGGTCATATTTCGTAGACTGTAAGGCGAACTGGATATCCATTTTGAAATCTCCGATTTTCTTACCTATAGTCGGGATTTCTTTCATCACAAAAGGCCCATGCCATTTGTTCGGTTCACTTTGTCCGTAATCCGAAGCTCTAAAAGCTTTTCCACTTACGACTTCCATAGAGCCTCTTGCAAGAAACTTTCCTATCTGTCCTCCAAAAGGTTCCCACCCCTTAAGGCTAGAACAATCATCATTGATAAGTCTCTCATCTTCTTTTACAATTTTGGATTTATACCCAACAGGATAACCAATCCGAAAATAGTCATTATCATTCCAGACATCAAGGAAAGGGCTCTGCGCTCCCACAGTTATATCAATAATTGGATTAGATCCTACAGATCCTCTATTACGAAATTCAGCTTTTAAATTCCCGCCCTCATCTATTGCTAATACTTTCTTCTGTGTGGGCCCTAACTTATAAGGCATAGGACAAATAAATGTAAGTGTTCCTATTCCAAGTGTCACAAATTCGTCTGGATCAAAACTATCATCCACAACTGCTAAATACGTTCTATTTGGTTCTACATCAAAAATAAGCTCTACTGGTTGATCTGTTATTAGCCAATCTGCAATTTCTTCTTTTAATAGTTCTAAGTCTCCATCATCAGGAACAATAATCCCAACAGGAATAGATAAAACACGCATTTCCGTTTGTGTATTTAATAACCTTGCCCCTGGATATCCTGGAACACTTAGAAAATTACGTTTCAATGGTGCCCAAGTAGGTCTTTTCCAACCTTTTGCAATTTGGACAAATTCTTTACGTGCATTGTTAAATGTAAAAGAGCTCATTTTGACACCTCATTTCTGTATAAAATAAAAGAAACTCAAACCTAAAAGGCTGAGTTTCTTTGTTCTTCTCTTTCTTGATACTCTTTTGTATATCGATAAGTACCACGCGCCACATCTCGTCCCTCTAAAATAACTGGCACTTCAATAACCAAATCTCCACCTTGTGTTGGAATCATTCCATTTCCACCTGTTTGTAAAGGAGAATAATTAAACACTTGGTTTGCAACCGTATTTGTCATAGCTTGTCTACTATTAGACATATTTCCATAAACACCACTCATAACAGTTTTCAAGCCTGATAATTGATTCATAGAACTAGCCATCATACGGCTCATATCACCCATTAATTGATTCATGGTTCCAGTAATACCAAGTGATTTTTCTTTTGATGATAAAGGTGTAACTGTGATGGAATTACCTTTTTTCGTAAACAATTCCGGTCCAGCTTCACCTGTAATAAATGAACCATCACCTACAGGTTTTCCACCTTTAGCAAGCATTGGTACATGTGGAATAGTTGGAGCACTAACACCTGGTATATTATTTAATAATTCCGCTGGTGTATTAAATCCATCTATGAATTTATTAATGATACGAATGATTCCATTGATAGCTGTACGAATGCCACTTTTAATACCATCCCATACACCTAATACCGCTGATTTCATCCCCTCGAACGCTCCGCTCACAGCATTTGTTACCCAGCGGACAGGAGTCATAATAGCATCCTTTAATCCGTTCCACACTGACGATGCTGTGGATTTAATGCCATTCCATATGCTTGATAGCGTGGACTTAATCCCATTCCAGATACTACTACTTGTACTACTGATCATATTCCAAACAGTAGAGATAGCTTGCTTGATGTTATTGAATACCGAACTTGCTGTAGAAACAATTGAATTCCATAGACTAGAAAGATAACTTTTAATTGTATTCCATACCGCACTTGTAGTGGAGCTAATCGTGTTCCAGGTGTTTACAATCCAGTCTTTTATTGAATTAAATATTGGCATTACAAAAGCAACTAAACCATTCCAACATGATTGCAAGAAATTCTTAACCGCATTCCATACAGCCATTGTTGCCGAACTGATTGCATCCCACACAGCTATGATCCAGGACTTAATTTTTTCGAAAATCGGCATAACAAATGCTACAAGTCCATTCCAACAGGAAACTAAGAAATTCTTAATCGTTTCCCAAACAAGGCTTGTAGTAAATTTAATCTTATTCCAGCATTCAGAAATGAAATTCTTGATACTTTCAAATATTGGCGTAGCAAAGTATAGAATAGCTGTCCAAATCGCTTGTAAGTATTGAGTAATGAAATTCCATACGGTTTGAATCACTGTGGAAATACCATTCCAAATCATAGTGAAGAAATCAGCAATCCCTTGTAAAATAGGAGTTAAAAAGGCAACTAATCCATTCCATGTCTCTTGAAAGAACGTTGAAATTGAAGTCCATACCTCAGTGAAGAAGGTTGCTATTCCTTGTAAGACAGAAGTAAGATATTCCACAATTCCATTCCAAATTTCCATACAGAAATTAAAAATAGAAGCCCAAATACCAATGTACGCTTCTAAAATAGCGGTTCCCCAGGTTATGACAAACTCAACTATTCCATTCCATAAGCCTATTAAGAACTCCTTAATTGAATTCCAGACTTCCGATGTAGTTTCACTAATACTATTCCAGGTATCACTTGCCCATTGTACAATCCCATCCCATATTCCTACTAAGAACTCTCCAATTGCATTCCAAGCATCAATGGTCCATTGCCTTATAGAATCCCAATTTTGATAAATTAGAACGCCCAAGGCAACTACAGCGGCTACAACTACGGCAATTAGTGCGACCCATCCCATCATTGCAGCCCCAATACTCGATATGACGACAACTATTGGCGCTAAAGCCATAAATGCTCCTGCAATTACTCCAATGGCTATTGCAATGGCTGCCAGTGTGGCTGCTAGTTTTGGGTTATTAGAAATCCAATCAGCAATTTTAGCAACAACATCAGCTATAACACTTAGAACTGGTTTGAGAGCTACTTGTAAATCTTGCATTGCTTTTTGAAACTTAACTGCTGGGTTTGCATCCATTTTCTTAACGGAATCATTTAATTGATCTTGATTCTTTTTAAAATCAACAGTCTTTTCTTTCGCACCTAGTAAAGTATTAATAATGTTTTGCCCTTGATCTTCATACATTGTCATTTTGTTATCGTAAAGGCTTTTTATCCTCTACTTCTTACAGTTCAATTCCTGTAAGTTCGGCATACGTTTTCACTAATAAGTGTCGCGGTCTCGTGGAGGGATTATATCTTTTCACCCTCTATGCTCTGCCCCTGACTATACTTAGTACAGCCTTCGGTTCAAATTAGGATTCGCACCCTCTTTGCTTCATACCGCGATTTTACTTCGGCACAATTTATCATCTACCGAAAAATTTAACACCTAATTCATTACGCTTTGTTTCATCCTCAACTTCTGATAAAGCCTGTGCAATTTCAGTCATAGCTGCCGAACCATCTTTCCCGCCTTTAGCTACCGCTTGCCCCCACTTTTCAACTTGTTCCGCTGAAATTTTTGTGCCTTCAAGGGATTCTTTCATAGCTTTATCGACACCTTGACCGAACTCAGCCGCTTTAACACGACCTTCTTTCAGACCATCTAGCAAATTATCGATATTCCAAGTTCCAGTTTCAACCCCAGCTTCCATGATTGCTTGTACTTCTTCAGCATTGTATCCTGCTCTTGTAAGCTGCCCGCCGTATTCAGCAATAATATCTAATTGTTCTGGTGGAAACCCCATTTTTAATAAAGCATCCGCCATACCAAGAGCGCCTTCTTGCGAAATACCTAATTCATTACCAATTTCATTTGTTTCTTGAATTAACTCAGTAAAATCTATACCTTCATAGGATTGTGCAATTGCGGCTGCTCCTTTTACAATCGCTGCATTTGCTTCATCACTTACACCTTTATTTAAAGCCCATTGTCTTCGTACACCTTCTAAAGAGGCTTCTGCATCTATACCGTAAGCTGAAATTCCTCTTACAGCATCCTCTACTGATTTTTTCGAGGATTCAGGGACATCAAAAGATATATCAATTTTTGTTTGTAACTTTGACATATCCATTGCTTTTTCAATTGCGGTTGCAATTCCCCCACCTGCTGCTAATCCGCCAATAACATTTTCTAACCCTATTTTTAGACCTTCAAACTTCTTCTCTGTTTTACCAGCCTCTTGTTGTAAATCTCTTAATTCATTTTGCACTTGCCGTATTGAGTTTCCGGCATCCACAGAACGAAGAGCACGTTGTAATTTATCAATATCTGTCCCTGCTCCTAATGCTTCACGACCGATAATGCCAATTGCTTGCTCTAACTGCTTACTTGTAGCCGTTCCATTTCGAATTGCATTCACAAGACGATTTCCTAATGCTCCTGCAAAATCATCAACACTTTTCCCAGTTGCGCTAAACAATGTTTCTAATTGCCTTGTGGAACTCGCTACATTATCTTGTTCAGCCTTCATATTTCCAAGCTTATTTTTCAGACCATTAAGAGACCCTTCTGTAAATTCAATCTCACGCCTAAAAGCACGATATTGTTCTTCAGAAATTTTACCGTTTTGAAATTGAGCTTGAACTTGTTGTTCAGCTGCTTTTAACTTGTCTAGCTTTTGTGTTGTATTTTCAATTTGTTGTGTAAGTAATTGTTGTTTTTGCGCTAATGCTTCCACATTACCTGGATCAAACTTTAGCAACCGCTCAACATCTTTCAACTCTTTTGTTAAATCATTACTTCGTTTATTTACATCTTTTAAAGCATTCTGAAGTCCCGTGGTTTCTCCACCAATTTCAATCGTAATTCCTTTAATTCTTCCTGCCATTTTCTCACCCCTTTCTTAGAATGAATCGAAGTCTTTTTGATTTGCTTTTCTAACTTTTTCTTTGTCTGGATTCTCCATTTCAGCAAATTCAGCAATGTAATCAAAACAATCACCAATTGTCATATCTTCTAAATCCCAACTTGTTAGTTTCGCTTTATAACAAAGAGCAAGAAACGTAACAGTGGTTAATTCTTCATCACTGAAAACTCCTTGCTCTCCATTACTTTTCTTTATTTTTTTTTTGCACCCATCGTGCTTTGAATCATGTCCATAATTTCCGGAAGAATCTCAGAAATAGGGAACTCGTCAAAACCATCTAACCACGTAATTGGATCAGCAATTTCTGAGTTTGCTGCTTTCGCGTATAACCAAACTAGATCATAAACAACCTCAAAATCTACTTTACTTAAATCTGCATTCGCTAAATCAATAGTAGCGCCAGCTTGAGGATTTGAAGGAGCAATAACACCTAATTTGAGCATATCCGCAAATAAATCACGTCTAAATTGCGCTTTATACTTTTTAACCGTTGCCGCTGTACTTTTTAATCTGACTTGTTTCCCGTCTATTGTAATTGTCTTTTCCATTTACTATTACGCTCCTTTTGGTACTGCTGGTGTTTTTACATATACCTTTTTGTACCAGTCGTTATAAATTGCTTGTGTTGTTTTAGCAGTCGTTTTCGTTTTAACCATCGGTCTTCCACCAGGTGCTAAAATAATTGGGCTAGAAACAAACTTCAGTTCATTTGTATTTGGTTCAGCAGAACTTGTTTTTGTTTTAGATGCAATCGTTGGACGACTTGCTGAACAGTTATACATAACATGACGGGTTGCGTTCACATCACCATCAAACTCAAATAATAATGCGAACGGTTTCCCTTTTGCATCAGCCAATTCGTTTAATACGCCATCCGTTTCGTCTAACTCCTCACCGAGTGCATCGATAGCAAATTTTTCTGGGATAGTAGCAATACTTAATGTTCCATCGTAACCCTGGTTATTACTTGCCGCGTAATAAAGCATGTCATCTGCATAGAATTCAATTAAATCACCTCGTGGCTCAAAAGTTAGTTCGACTCCACCAGGTAATGGAATTGGTGTTCCAAATGTAACTAAAAAATCCTTAATATCTAATGGCACATAATGTACATTTTTTAAACCGAATGTTACCTTATTTTCATTCATTTACATCAACCTCGTTTCATATGTTTTTTGAAATAATTTCTCAGATTCAATAAAAGTCCCATACGAGTCATAAGGAATCTCATGGTCGTCTAGGACTTGTTCAAGTTTGGCTTCTGCAACTAAATCTTTTTTAGTTGTGTAAAGTTCAATATTTGCATCGTCTATCTTGTGATAAACCTTGTTATCAGCCATTAAATTTGCTGACCCATCCACAAGAATACAAATATAAGGTGGCGCTGGCACTGGCTTACCTGGCTTTGCTGTGAAATGCGAATAAGCCACAGGATACCCTGTAGCTTCAAGAATTTTTATTAATTCACCTAATGTCATTGTTGAACCGCCCTTTCGATACGTCTTGGCAATTCATCAATAACATACTCTTCAACTGGACGAATATGAACTTGAGCCGGAACACGTCCACCACCAGCCTTTGCATGGCCGTTTTCCAAAAGATGCGTTAGTTGCCCTTTTGTATTGTGGACAACAACACTATTACCTTCTTTTTTCTTACGCCACCCTTTACGATAAGCACCTGTTTTTTTAGGGCTATCTTGCTTTAATTTTTCTACAGCAACATCAGCTACTTCTTCTTGCGCGGTTAACAATTCTTCTTCCACAACATTCGCATACCTTTGTAATTCTCTAGCAATTTCACTCGCAAAATCGTTCATACTAAACGTGCTCCTTTGCGATAATAGTCAATGTTTGATACATTTCATCATCATTCATTGGCGGTTCGATAATGTCAAAGATACGACCCTTCATAGTAATTCGCATTAATTCTGTAATACCTGTTGTATAAGGCATTACAAACCGATAAATTCGTGTAGACTGCGAAGCTGAAGCTTCAATGTACTCCGAACCTTTTACCGTTTTTATCATTGCCCATACCTTTTTAACTTCTTGCCAATTGCCTGTTTCAACTTCTTGATTCAATTCATCTCTTATTACTTCAGGTTGTTCAATGATAATTCGATTTCTACAATCACCTGTATTCAGTGGTTTCTTGTACTGAAAAGGACGCATATTAATCACCGTCCAACTTAATTTCTTCTAATGCTTTATCAATACCTAAACTATTAATTTCGGTTAAAAAATTCTTAGTAAAATACTCAAGCGCATCGTTATAAACATAACGAGAACGTTCAAAAACTAATTCTTTGAACGTCTCATCTTTATTTATGTCATACGATCCACACACTTTTATTAAAGCTTCATTGGATGCAAAAAGGATGCGTCTCAGGTTATCATCTTCATCATCACCTAAGTGCATCCTGTCTTTAAATTGCTGTAATATTTCATTCGAAATTACCTTATCCATTCACATCACCCTTGTGTTGGTGGGGTTACTTCTTCAAGTTTCAATGTGTAAACTTGTGAAGTGTATTTATCCTTTGGTTTACCTGTAGCGTATTGTTTGGCGATATAAAGCGTTGCATCTTCTAAAGCTAGTGTTTCTTCAAACTTTTTGATTGGCTCCGTTCCGCCCATCGCTGCAATATACTCTCCTTTAACAAAGAACACCACTTGTCCTTGAGGTACAAATACAGATTCTGTTGGGATTGGATTAAAAGGTAAGCTCGTTACATATACACCTGCCGCATTTTGAATTGTAGCATTTGCTTGAATGTCAAAAGTATCGAATGGATTTGTTACCATAACTACTTTACCAGCTACATTTTTTGGTCTATCTGCATCTGTTTTACCATCAGGATTTAATTTTTTAGCCAATAATTTGACCACGCCTTTTAATTCATTAATTGTTTTACGACCAGGCTCGAAAGTTAACGTTCCAGCAACTTTTTTATCTGGATATACTCCATTCGTGACACTTCCACTAGGGTCTTTTAATAATCCAATAGGTTCATTTTTACCCGTACCAGCTACAAAACCACGCTCTAAACCTACCGACATTGCTTCTGTAATCATAGTACGAACATATCGTTCCACCCATACTGGACCAAGCTTCAACATATCATTTGCTAATGGAATAAATGCTGTTAATTTCAGTTGAGTAATTGATTCTTTTCGGAATGTAGCATTTAATTGTCCTTTAATATCACCAAATAGCGGTCCCCATACAGCTGCACCCTCTGGATCTCCATAAATAAATTCTGTCACGGCTCCTAAATTCTCTAAACCGATATGATCTAGCAACGGATGACCTTGAACTAAATCATCAAAAATTCTCTCTTGTGTTGTCTTAGGTAAAGTTTCAGTAGATTTAAAACCACCTTCTTCCACAACTGCATTAAAGAACTTCATTTCTTCACTTGTTAATACATTAGCGCCACGAGACTGCATAATAGAACGATCTACCATTGATTCATTTACTTGATTTAAAATATCAGCTCGTACATCTGTAGCAAGTGCTTCAATCATGGAGTTTAATGCTACTGTTTGTTCTTCTGCTGTACCTTCCTGCGTTGCTTTCGCAAATGCTAATTTCTTCTCTTCAAAGTTATTAAATTTAATCACCATATTTTATTTTCCTCCTAAATTTAAAAAGAGCGTACTCAGATTCTGTTTTGTATTAACAGGCTCTTGAATAGGCTCTTCTGGATTTTGATTATTTGGTTGTTTCGTATACTTAGCTACTAACCCTTCTTTGAAATTTTCTACAACTTCCTCTTCTTCATCTTCTTGCGTATCATCAATCTCGATTTCATCAGCAATTTCATCAGCTAAACCAAGAGCAACTGCTTCCTCTGCCGTTAGCCAAGTTTCATCTTTTAAAAGTTGTTTTAATTCTTCATCTGTTCCAACAAAACGTTTCTTATAAGATGCTGCTAAAGCTGAATCAATCTTCCGTAGATCTCGTGCTGTTTTTTCAAATAAATCTGCATTTCCATATTCAAAGGTACTCGCTTGATGAATCATCATCATAGTATTACTAGGCATAATGATTTTATCACCTGCCATTGCAATTACAGACGCGGCACTAGCTGCCCAACCATCAATATGAACTATAATTTCTGCACTATGCTGCTTTAACTGATTACAAATTGCTACACCATCAAAAGCGGAACCTCCACCAGAATTAATATGAACGTGAATTTTTTCTGCTTTAACATCTTGAATTTTTCTTCTTACTGCTTCAGCATTGTTTTCACTAAACCATCCACCAATTGACCCATAAACAGTTAATTTGTATTCATTTTCACCTTTAGCTTCAAAACGAATATCTCGTTTTAAGTTCAAAAGCTTATTCATATTCACATGCTCCATCATTTCTCACCCCCTTCAGATTCATTTAATTTTGTATAGTTCTTCGTAATATGATGGATATTTAGATTTGGATCATCCGACTCTTCATAATCTACTTCTGAACGAATTTCATTTCCTGTAAATGCACTTGAAGAAATGAGTTTATCAATACTTGTCGCAAGATCAAATATACTTTGATAGGAAACAGCCTTAACCTCAATTTTTCGTCCTAAAAGATATTCACTCATTTCAAAGAATTTAACGTTCGCTTCATCAGATAGCTTTTTTAATAATGGTCTTACTGTGAAAAGCATATAATTTTTCGTTTGCTTTTCTACATCAGCCATTTCTCCATATATCAGAGCTATAGGAATTCCAATTGCCATAGCTACTTGATTCAAGAAACCATTTGTTACTTTATTGATTTCTTCCACACTTGGACCATTTGCAACACCATTGTATATCTCGTTATAATTAATACCTTTTTGCTGTGGAACAATAGCTATATCTTTCGAACCGATTGACTTATACATATTGTCTATAAACTCTTGTAACTTTGCTATTTGTTCCTCAGTTTTAGCACCAATCATATCCATATCAACCGTGCCACGAACTTGATTTTTACGTTTCTGTGAGTTTAATATCCTACCAAATAAATCACCGTAATCTGCAAATAATCCATCAATAAGTGGAGATAATTTATCATTTCGATACTTCAAATGAATAACTTCGCTTTGCTTAAAACTTCTCTTAAACGTATAATCTTTTACCCTTACATCAGTAAAAGTATCTTCAAACACAGCATACTCATTATGTTGAAATCCATCTGCAATAAGTAAATCACCATCATCTGCTTGTATGACTAAACACTCATTATCATAAATAAGTTTGCGAACAAACCTTTCCCAAAAGGTACTTGCGGTCATATTCTTGTTTGGTCTTACGTTTAATCGATAATACAGCTCATTCTTCTTAAATTCTTTACCATTTCTCACTCTAAATTCAGATTGACTAATCGTCCTTCCTAAAAATGAGACACATGTATCAATTGCCAAACGTTTCATATGAAGCCTGTTTGCTGTATCGGTTAATGCATCCAGATCCAACATAAATTCTAGTTCTTTATTTCTTCTAAACACTGAACCTAACCATCCAATGATTATCACCCCCTTTATTAGAATTTAATGTTGCCTATAACAAAGTCAGTTGCTTCTTGTATCTCATCCGCCCGATAAAGAGCGTGAACGAAACATTGGAACCCATCTGTTTTTCTACGAACAGGCTCTTTCTTTTCATATATTTTATTTCCATCACCTTTGATGACAACCAACACATTTTGCGTATACCAACGCATTAGCGGATTATCGTCAAACACAATTTGTTTATTTGCAAATGCCATTTCAATACGTGGAGCTAATAAACTATGAATTGCTTTCGGGTTTCGTATAACCTCTATTTCAAATCCTTCTGCTACTAATAGCGGTCTTATAGCTTCCATCCTGAAGTTATCAGCTATAATCTTTTTAATTCCATATTGTTCTCGCATTTCTACAAACCAATCAACAATGTGTTGAGGATTAATAGTCGGCTCATCAACAACTGTTAGTAATCCTTGCTCTTCCCACTCTTTAATTGGAGCGAATTTTTGTTTCTTGAACTCGCCTGCTTTTTTAGAATAGCCGTAATAGATATCAACAAATTCTTTTCGTACGAAGGAATGAGTTTTAAAGATATATTCACCATTTTGTCTAAATAAAAGACCACATGCCGCAAAGTCCCGAATACTCGCAAAGTCTAACGCTCCTATGCATTCTTGGGCATATAAATTAGGAAAAGGACGATTTGTAGCAAGGATTTCTGACCATTTTGCAACAGATCGTTCTAAATTTGTAACAGGTAAGTTCATTCGCTTTGTCATGAACTCTTCTCGGTTACTTGGATCGTCCTCTAAATCCTCATACTCTTCTTTTATTGTTTCAAGCAAGCCTTCAGCATACTCGCTTAATGGTTGCGATAGCATTGGATTTGCCATTTCCCAATTATCCGGATCATCAACTTCTTTTTCATCATTCAACTTACAAATGAATGGAAAAATAGCGTTCGGACGAGCTTCACCATTTAAAACCTTCATGGCTTTTTCCTTTTGCTTATCTAAGAAACCATCACGTACATATCCATCTGTACCTATGTAAAATTCCCTAGGGTTTTTCTTTTTCCCTAAACCACTGATATGAACACGAACATCTTTATTACTTTCGTATTGGTGTATTTCATCAAATACAACCGCACCATCACGTAAACCATCTTTCGTATCTCCATTTGATGTTCTAAACTTCAATACACTACCAGTAGCCTTAGAAACAGTTTGAGTTAATGTGGTTTTAAATGCTCGTTGCAACATCTCATTTCGTTTCACACATTTATGAACTTCATCAGGACTTGTTTTCGCTTGTTCTTCACTGTTTGCAACAACAGAAATGTTATACTCCGGAATACCATGCATTTCACTAATTAAAAAGTGAATGATGACTGATATTAATCCGTTTTTACCGCCACCACGCCCAAGCATCCATAAGAACTTACGATAAAATACGCGACCGTTTTTCTTGTAAAATAAAAAGACGAATGCTATTAAGAATTTCTGAAATGATTGTAACGGAAAGTACCATTTCTCTCCAAAGCGGATACACTTCTCAATCATTTCATCATCAAAATACAAATCGTCTCTGTTTAAAACATATTTTTCTAGATAGTCAATTAACAGTTCTCTTTCTTTATTGAACTTTATTTTTCCACTTCTATAAAGGCCAATGTATTCATCTACATACTTTTGCCTAATCATATTAAATCACTTGGACTGTATCCCGTATTAGAAGCACCAACTTTAGGAACAAATTTTATATCTCTTCCCAAAGCAATTAAAGAACTGTTAATTTTATTTCTCTCACTTATAAGAGGGTGGGCTTTAACAAAAACTTGAGAACCATTTTTTACTGTTACAGACTCGCCTTCTTTATTAATGGTTTTATTTATTTTTCTAAATGCTTTGACCAGATCAATATATCTTTCTACTTTTTCAACTTCGACTAAATCTGTAATATCAATACTATTCATGAGCTGTTCTTTTAACCTCACAATACTAACAGCCATCTACCCACCCCCCCTAACGTGCGTAATTTCGAAAAAAACCTGACAGTTAACCCCCTCCTCCGGTGCCCNNTTAAGGGGGGGTGTTATTTATTGTTGAAAATGTTTCTTTAATTCTTGTTTCTCATTTTCGATTTCTTTTAAACTCTTTCCAAAGTTACTTATTTCTTCTTTAAGTTCTTCAATTCGCCCCAAAACAAATTCTTTGTTACGTTTTAAAACGTCCAATCGTCCTTCTATTAATCTTTTAGCATACATATTATTACCACCTCTCATCATCTTGCCACTTGTTTATCTTTTTAACAAATACTCGTCCATGTTCTTTGTTATGGCAATCCACACAGATTGTTTCAAGGTTATCTATGTCTAATGCAAGCTTAGGATGATGTTCAAGCTCCTTGATATGATGGACAACTAACTGTATCTTCTTACGCTTTGCACTCTCACTGTATTCATTGGTATCTGTTTGTACTCGACCGTTGCGCTTACACTCTTGGCATTCATNNCGTATACTCTTCCACTCACCACTGTCATAGAACTTTCGCTTCTGTTGTTTAGTTTTATATTGCTTCACTGTTCTTCATCTTCTAATATCTTATGAATGAATTTACTCACAACACTTTCACCAGCTTCCTTCATTTGGTTTATTGTTGAGTTATTGACTATGTTATCTAATTCATTCTCTATTTGTTTTAATAAATCATTACCTTTATCAAGTTCTTCCTCATCTAATCCCTGAATGAATGCACTAAGAGCAATCGCTACCTCTAGTTTAGTTAGTTCCATTTACCTTCACTCCTTATCGTTTAATAGATCATCCATCAACTTACTGATTAAGTTTGTAATAGCTTCTTTCTTTTCTTCCGGCTTTGTTCTTTTGTTTAACCTATTTAATACTTTAACTACTGGTCGCAATGTTTTTAATTCCACATACTCTTCAAGCTTGTCTTCATCAATAGCATTAAGAATTGTACCAAGAGCAATTGCCTTCTCAAGTTTCGTTAATTGCATCTATACTCATTCCTTATGCTCTAGGAATTCATCTATCGTTTTATCGAGTATATTAATAAGCGCTTCACGTGTTTGCTTTGGTGTCATATCATCATTTATATCGTTATGCAATGCTACAGCTTTTTCTAATTTCTGTGGTTCAATATGTTCCTTAACTAATTCCAATCCAAGAACGTTATTAATCAATTTACCAAAAATAGCTGTTTGTTCTTGTTTGTTTAGTTTCATTTGTTCTCACTCCTTAACCAAAATAAAAAGCACCTAAATGGATGCTTTGATATAGATTATTAATTTGTACTTCAATTACGGTACGTGAAGTTTTAATCTTCTTCCAGTCACCTAATGACGATTTGCTGATATGCATCAACAATATTAGGTAACTAGAAGAAGAGCAAAAGCTCTCCTTATTAACGGTAACATCCAATCAGTACCATCTGCTGGTTTCGGATTTTATGTGCCGTCATTATGAAACCGTTTAGACAACATATAGATTTTAAAGGAATCCTTATGAGTTGTGTTTTCCGCCACTTCTCACAATACAAATATATCACGTTGTTTCCAAAACAACCGGCATATTTACTGCCAAAAAGCGGTCACGACTCTGCCTCATATTTTCATACACTTTATTCTTCAATTATTCCTAAAAAATTTCTGAATTCAATTTGAAGTGATTTCTTTAATTAACAGTATCTTCACCATTACCTTTTAATAGATTATTCGCACTAGAATTAATCTTACTTTCTGCTAATATATATATTAGATATTATGTAAAATTTGAGAGGAGATCTAAATAATGAGTAAGAAAAAGAAAAAGCCTAGTGAATCTACTCTTGCTAAACAAGCAATTGCTAAAAAGTATCAAAAAGAGTATGGAAATACACCCATTATCGTTTCTACCAATTTAGAAGGTATGCAAACTGGTTATGCTGCTGTAGCAACTGACCATATTCAATTATTCAAGTACAATAAAGATGTAAATGATGTTGTCAGTATTGCTAAATACTACTTTATTAATTATTCCATTGTTCTAGTAGATCACTTTGCTATTAAATCTGTATTCGAGTTTAATGGATCAGGAACACCATTTCGTTTTATTCCAACAGAACAAGGAAAAGACATCGAGCGCTTTATCGAAAATAACACCTCTATTGAAATACATAAGGTACGTCGTAAGTGGTACAAAAAAATACTTGGTTTCCGCTCTAATACAAAATGGAAAATGGTTGTAGCATGTATAATATATTTATTTATTCTCACAGCTGGGATTAACGGAATGATAGATAATAAAAATGAAAATACAGCAGCCCCCACAACAAAAGTTGTAGATACAGATGCTACTAAAAGAGATAACGAACAACAGAAACTTGAAGAGCAACGTAAACAAGAAGAGTTACAAAAACAACAAGAAGAACAGAAACAAAGCGTACAGCAACAACCAAACAATAATCTCCCCCAAGGAAATTACAATTTTAAAAGCTGTAAAGAAGCCAAAGCAGCTGGATTCTCAAATATCACAAGAGATCACCCTGCTTATTCCTCTAAGTTAGATAGAGATGGTGACGGATTAGCTTGTGATAAATAAAAAAAGGAACCTATTCAGGTTCCTTTTTTTATACTTATAAATACCATCTTCACCACTTACCCATATCTTATATTGTGTGTAACTGCCCCCTTCGCTGAATCGCTTGGTATCATTGACTTCATTTAACTTTCTCTTTTGAGTTATACAGTACGAAATTTATGAGTAACTGTATAGTGATACCACCAACATTTTGCAAAATAACCTACTCTATGCGGAAAAATAAAATAAGCTGCCCATATGGACAGCTTATTTACATAATTATCGTTATCAGAAGTAAAATTTAACTCGAAAATAGCTAATTTTATCAGTTGTTGAATGTCTGAAAAAAATCAAACCAAGGATATTGTTGAGATCCTTTGGCAATTTCTTGCTGTGATGACTATCATAGTGACTTTTTCTCCAACAACAACTATTAGTAGCTAATTACCATAAGGACTTATTTTTGAAATTTGCTATTTTTTAGAAAGTATGTTAATTTAAGAAAGACCTATTTTTGTTCGGTTTGAGATTAAGAATAAATTTTGTTTTTCGTCTAAGGTATTTGAACAAGGGTAGTAACATATGTGTGGGTATCCACACTAGGAGGCAACAATTATGGAACAAGGTAAAGTAAAATGGTTTAATGCAGACAAAGGTTTTGGATTCATCGAGCGTGAAGGTGGAGAAGACGTATTCGTACATTTCTCAGCTATCCAAATCGACGGTTACAAATCTTTAGACGAAGGACAAAGTGTAACGTTTGAAGTAGAACAAGGACAACGTGGCCTACAAGCTACTAATGTTCAAAAAGCTTAATATTAGCTGATGAAAGACTCTCTTGTAGGGTCTTTTTTTTATTTTGTTACAATATTCCGAATACAAATTTTTTAAGGGGATTTGGGGTGCTTAACTTTTAATGAAAAAGAAATAAGCAATAATTAGATTTTAAACCTAGT